GGGAAGAGACGGGCAAAAAAGAAAGCCCAACCCCAAACCACTCCACTTGACCATTTCAGACCAAGGTTAGGGGGTGTTACCCCCGTTGGTTAACTTTTTAAAGTCAACCGCGCTTCTCTTGGAAAATTCTACCAAGAGACGTGTAGATTGATACTTTCGAAAAGACATCATATCCAGGAATCACGTCATGCTCTCGCTCCTCTTCCGAGGAAAGGGCATAAACACAATATGTTGGATACGATGTATGGTCATGCTCCCGCAATAGCCATTTAAGGCGACGCGGTTTAGCAACCCATGTTTCAAAAGAACCACCTTCGTAACCAGCTCTTTTCTTTTTCCGGCTCAGAGGTTTCAGATGAAAATCACCGATAAGGTGACCATCACCGTAGCCATCAGGTCCAGTTAAGATGAAGCTGTTTGGGATCATCGCTTTAACGATATTCGCTAATGCGAATTCGAAATTGCGATAAAACCAATTGTGCATCACGAAGAGGTATCGAACACTTACCGATTCCTTCAGGTAAAATGGTCGAATATCAAAACCTCTAAGGTAGTCAGCCCCACATGATTCTCTGAACGGACCGGACGTAAATGACTTCGAAGAATTAACTTCGAATCCACTGTACTCCAATACGTCTTTTAACAGAGTAACCGCTGGGGTCGGAACGATAATATCGTCACCGAACACTGACACATCCTCAGTATCTATACCGAGATGATAACAAGTTGCCCAGGTGAGCCCGTAAAAAATCAAGGACTCAAGTTCGAAAGTATAAGAATTACCCATACTCGAGAACTTTTCAAGGTTAATCTCCTTACCATCTGGTAGGCGAACCGTAGCAGTCCGCATGGAATCCAATAAGGATACCCATTCAAACGGCAGCAATTGCCAAACCAACTCACGTGACACAGTATCAGATGCGGATGCTAAATCTATAGTCGCAAGACTACCTGATTCAGATCCTTTCTTTGCTAAGTCACGATTCCGAGTTTGATCGGATAGATCAACTCCGGCACGCTTTAACCGCTTTTTTAGATATGTGCCAACACCTTTTTGGAAAAAACCATTAAGTGTTGGCTCCACACATATTGAGCGAAGCGTTTTCGAAGATTTTGGTACAAAAACAAGTTTCCCTACATCGACCTCTACCGAAAGCTTTTCATCTTTCGTGTGGTAGTCGGCCCAGAGAGGTATCTCATTGAGATACTCACTCAGATAAGGAACCATGTTTGTACTACACATAAGCTGAGCTTCAAGTTTCACCCTAGGGTGAGACCGCGCTCTCTTAACGTTAGTTGTTGCTCCTGGTCCGAAAGAAAAATCTAAAGCGTCGAGAGACGGAACATCTCCTAGTATCCTTTCAATTTTACGAATAGCGTAATGATATATCGCGCTAACGTCAGCATTTGCTGATGAGGGATCACTAAGACGGATATTCGTCTCACGACATTTTTCTTCTGCTTTTACGAAGAGATCTAATGCGACTTTTTCTTTATCTATACCAAGGTCCAGAAAATCTTGTTTGGCAACAAGAGCCTGTATTTGGCGAGCATAAATGAAGTCATCGCGAGTAAATTCTTGGGAATAATCGAACTTAAAGTCGATCAATCCTAGAAAATCATCCTCTACTAGCAGCTGATTTAGCTGTTTTGATAGAGGACCTCCGCGTTTGGCACATTCCAGTGCAAGTTGCCTAATTAAACATAAGGAATCACTAGGACTTCTTCTCTTTTGAAAACTCATAATTACCTCTATGGTAAAGACTGATACCTAAAGTACCAGGTTATTGAAGAGAACACCTAACTAGAAAATTCTAGTTAGGTATGACGAGACCGGTAAATGTATACGGTGCAGGTTGAGTACTATTCTTCCAGACATCTCCAGCCGCATTATTGGCTAGAGTTCCGGTTGCTGTCGTACTCGATGCACCTTGTAAAATACCGATCATCATCCGATAAGCATGTGCTCTATCCGCAATAGTCGAACGTCTGTCAGCGAACATCGTGAAGATGGTCGTTGTGACGTAAGCCACTTTTGGAGGAGCGACATACCCAGCGGATGCGCCAGAAGCACCCAACGTTTCCATTACGGGCAATTCTAACTTCGCAGTAACCTTATAATTACCATTCTTCAATTTCTCAACAGTTTCGGAGAAACGAGGTTGACCTTCAATTGGTATTGAAGCGTCATTCGCTCTCCACTGAGGAAACGGATTGTCGGTAATTGGAACTAAGGTCCACTCTTTAGGAGTAGTTGCGTCATCTTTGACTAATAAATTTGTCATTGCTGGCATGATAGCCTCTTAAAAGAAAAGTTAATAAAATGTTTCGACTAAGTACTACTTAAAGCGTTGAGCTGCTAGTGCTATTGCGTTCCAGATTCTCTTGGGACTCATAGCATCAGGCAAGGAGTTTACTCCCGGCATTCCAACCGATAAACTAGTTGAAACAGCACGTTCATAGTTCACTCCGCCCCCATTAGCCGTACATCCAGAATAGATAGCGTTCTTAGGAACGCCGCTATAATTGAATGTTACGATTCTTGAGGTGAGGAAGCGACCTTGAAGTCCATGGAGAACATTTAAAGTCTCCAAGTAACTACCGATAGGAATAAACCAGTCCACAACGAAGCTATAGGGTATTAATTCCCAAGCAACGGTGAGTGGATCGGTTAAACCTAAAGAGCGAGGTACTGATAAGCTTTCCTGCAATTCAGCAGTAAT